CCACACACCGGTATCGTCGTATTCACCAAATCCATCCGTAACTGGATCAGTCATTGTAGCACCGTCGTAAGAAGCGGCACGGGCAAAATAATCATTGCTATAAGTGGTAGAAGAATGACCGATTTGATGTTCTTGCGAACCTGTGTTCCACTTGAGTTCTAAGTCTTGAGCAGGGTAGGTCCTAGGCGACGAAACCCAAGTTAATTCAACGCCGTTTACCCATGCCTTTACACGATTTGTGTCAGTTGATTGGGTCGTGTCGATTGCAACAATTAAATGATACCATGCGGTATAATCGCGCAGAACCGCATCACTTTTTAGTTCCATTTGAGTGGAACTTTGATAATTCTGAAGATATACTTGATCACCACTCAAATACCAATAGAACGTGTCTGTGCCTGATGAAAACGCCGTTAGGTAACTTTCTGCTGTACTGACCTTTTTAAAGATTACTTCAAGAATAAAGGTTCTTCTGTTTCCTGCCGAACTGATGGTTCTTGTTAACTTTCCATCCGTGCCATTAAAGGAACCAGAGCCTTCAATGATATAACCAGCACTACCAGTAGGTATTCCTGCGGGATAAACTAACATTAATCAGTCCACTTTTCGTCAGCAGTCCAATCTAAATCTATATGTCTAAGAGCATCCAAATCCATACCGTTTGCAGATGCTTCCAATTCATCTGACTTGGTTCTAATATCAGTAACCTTTTTCCACTCTGTAGCTGCCGCTGCCTTTGTGTCTGCATCGTCAGAGGACAGATCGGCAATTACATTCCGTTGTTTCCATTCAGGTACGGCTGCAATAATACGTTTATGCGCCTCTAGTTTAATAGCTCCTATAGCACTATCTTTAGCACGTTGAAGTTCTGATACTGGAGTAGGAGCAACGTAGTCAGGATCATCAACCCAGGTTGCCTTACGAGTTACTATAAATTCACCTATAGTATCTGACTTATCGCCTTCTTCAAGTTTACCTATAGGTACTGAAGGTTCCTCAAAACGAACTACGTTATGTTCTTTGAGTTCCTCTTGTGACCACACTTGACAGATGTTGGCTTGGTAAGAAAGATTATCACGTTTACCAAGAGCAATAGCAACGGATCGGGAGTTATTGTGAAGAGATGCTACGGCACCGTCAGAAAGTATTGCAAACATTGTTATCTCCTAATTAAGCAACTGCTAGGGATTGACCCACAAGGTACATATTTGTTCCATTGGAACGGAAAGTAAGCTCATCCTGTTCGGATGCGGTTGTAGTAAGTGTGGGAGCCGTATCGGAAGGAAACTTAAATACAGCGTTCCATGTTATTGTACGTGATCCCGTACCGTCCTGAATAACCGTGATATGATAAAATGCACCGTCTACTTGATTTGTAGGTGCAGCCATTGCTCGATTACCGGCAAGTGTAACTTTACATACTTGATTAGAGGATGCGTCCCAAGCTATAGTTGCGTCATCGGTTAAGGTTGTACAGTCAAAGTTTTGAGTTTTAGTGTATTCATTTGCTACATCTTTGACTACATTATCAGCATCATAGGCTTGAACATTAACACCGGGAACCAAACCCAAAGCTGTTCTAGCTCCTGACGGGCTAGTAATGTTATCAAAGTTTTTATTAAGTTTTGAGTTTACTGCTGTTTGTACGGCTGTAAATTCCGTATTAAAATCAGCACCGGAAATAACTTTAGCGGCATCACTGTCAGCTAAAGAATCTTTTCCAGACCAAGAAACTGAAATTGAATAGTCACTCATTATATTACTCCATTATCTACTTGAATATTTTGCTACACCGTATAGTGACCTAGAACTGCCAAATAGGTAAGGTTCACGTACTTCCTGATTTCTATTGCTCAGATATATAAATAACTGTTGCTGTTTCCATGTATGCTGACTTGTTTTAGGAAACGGTTTAACAAGTGGGCGTGTTCTACCTCTAGGCATTACGAATACATCCTACGTCTAGCAACACGTCGAGCTTTCTTTTTTTTGTTTGTGATTCTTTTTTTAGGCTCAACTTTAACAATTTTACCGGCAACTCTATTTTTAATTTCCATTAGAGAATAACTCCAAACTCTTTGTTTCTCTGTTCAACTAAAGCAAGTAACTTAGATCGTTCCGCTTCCCAAATATCTTTTAACTCTTTAGTTTTTACTGTGGGTGCGTCATCAATAATACGTTTAATTTTACCTGTTGGTGTTTGTAATGACTTTGTTTTTGGTCTGCTTTGTGCATCTTTAGGTGTAAACAAACCCCCTGTCGGTAACTTTAAATTTGTAGTTATAGGAGCGGTAGTCTTTTCGCTAGATTTACTTTTGAGTTCCTTACCACTTTCCACGTCAGGAGTCTCAAAAGATTTGTTTTTAATTTCGTCTAGTTCATCGTCCTTACCCAACAAGTCTAACATTGCGTCTAGATCATCAGCCTCTTCATCAAACCCAGTACCCTTAAACTCTAGTTCGTTTGCCTCTAAAAACTCTTCTATTTGTTCTGGAGTAGCGTTGGGATTAGCAGCTTTAAAAGTTTTAACTAACAGTTCTGTGTATAGTCTTTGTATTTTATTCTTAATCTTTTCAAGTTCCATGTCGTAACTTGTGTCGGCAAAAGCTGCTTCTATAGTTAACATTACTCTGTCCTAACACCATTACCTCGACTTTCATGTTCCTTAACCCATCTAGAATGGGCAGCGGTAAAGTCAGGGTTTGACCCGTCCAATAAAATAGTTGGGGCTGATACAGTTAAAATTGATTTACTACCACACTTAACACATTTCGTTTTCTTTTTACGTTCACACATACAACGCCATTCGGTTTGAATATGCTCACAAGAGGTACAAATGTAGTTATAATTTGGCATGGAAACTCCTCAGTTAAGTAGTGGGGAGGCCTGTATTATTAAGACCTCCCCGATATTACTTAGGCGGCGGGAACAGCAATCGCAACACCAGCGTTGTCGCGAAGTTCACCTACACCATACAGGGTATCAGCGGTGAAGAGATCACCAAGATATTCCTGCTTGTACTGCGTTTGAGAACGCACACCCATTTGCTCAACCAGAGCAAGAGCGTCACGGTGCATCATTACACCAAAGCGAACAGCAACGGAGTTCGTTGTCGTTCCTGATGGGCAGTTACTAGAAACAAATACGTCCATGCCGTAGATGCTACCAATTTTACCCGTCTTGATTGCATCACCGTCACCAATGAACTGTTGCTCAGTGAAACGGTTAATACCAAGCATATCGTTGGCTGCAACCGGAGGAATAACCATGCAGCGGTTATCCATCGGAACATCGGCATTGTCCAGAAGAAGAATCATCTTCCGAATACCAGCGTCCGTGATGTCGGCAGCGTTAGACGTACCACCTACAAAGTCCGTAGTACCATCACTACCAATCTTTGCTTTTTCAAAGAGTGACGTACCTGAACCACCAACGGTTCCACCTTGAAGACCTTCGATCAAAGTGAACAAGTCCGTATCTACTTGAGTAGCAAGTGCGTACCCGGCATCGTCGGTGTAGAACCGGCGAAGTGATTGAAGGGCCTGAACCTCAACAATGTCTTCAATAACTACGGAATATTCGTAGTGCTTATTGATGGACAGTTGAACTTCAGCATGCGTATCACCTTGCAGCGTAACTTGCGTGTTTGCTGCTTTGACATTAGCGGAACCACGTACTGGTTTTGGAATGTGAATCGTATCACCTTTCTTACCAGCGTGATTAATTTTAGTGACGAGATTACCTAGAACAAGATTTTTCTTGTAACCGGCAATAACCTCATCCGACCACAACTCAGGAATAAAATTCGCTGCCGTTGTCGTAGTCTGTTGGTTAGTACCCAAAGCCATTGTATTTCTCCTTTAGCTCTCTATAGGTTATTTGACTCTACCCTCCGAATAAGCAGCTAAGATTTCATCTTGAAGTGCTTCATAACGAGAAGGTTGTGTAGTTTTAAGTCTGATTAGATCAGCCCTACGGTAGATTTTCTTACCGACTGTGGAATCGGAAGATGAACGGGAAATTGCTTTTCCATTCTTTAAAGCAGCTTCACGTTTTGCTGCCTTTTCCGCTTCTGCCTCAGTTGTGTTGGTAATCAGTTTTCGTTCTTTCCAATTACCAATAAGCTCCATAGCTGAATTTAAGTCATAATTGTTATGGGCTTGTACGTACAACTGAGTACGAATTGGACTTTCCTTTACCCACTCCTGAAACTTACCATCACCTACGATTTCTAAGTAATCAGGATGTGCCGCTTTAAGTTGTTCAGTTGTAGCATTAGCCTGTTGTACGGCTTGCTGCTGTTCAAACTCACGGAACTTAGGATGATTTTCAATGGCTTTACTGACTGCTTTATCAGGGTCATCAAAAAAATCAACCTCTTCTTCTTGCGACTCTTCGTTAGTCCCGCTTTGATTAGTCGTAAGTTGTTGCTTAAGAATTTGATCGGTTAACTGGCGAAGCTCACCTATCTCCTGACCTTTTCTACCCAATTCCTTTTCCAAGTTTTCATACGAACTAACAATGTCTGTAATCGACTTGCCTTTAAATTTATCGGGAAGTTCCGGTTCTTGAGATTGTTCCTCCTGTACTTCAGTTGGAGTCTCTTCTGCTTGAATATCGGAAAACTGGTTCGTTTCTTCGGGAGTTTCGACCTTCTCCTCAACAACTACACTACTCATAATACTGACCTCCGTCTATAAAGATTGTGGAGTGGTTACACAATAACTGGGATTAGACTATTCTAATTGATCCAGTGCTAATTTGGTAGTCTCCTCTAAATTAATAATCATATTTAGAATATCTACCTGTCCTCTTCTGAGGAATAAAGTTTTTTCGTCTTCTATAGTTTGTATGTTTTCCAAAGACTGAGCCATGTCCGTTAGCTCTTTTGTAAAGATTGTCCATGCCTCTGAGGAAAACAAGTCAATTCGTTTTTCTAATACTTCTCTATCAGTTAGCATTTGCCATCCGTGCTTTGGCTAGATTAAGAATTGTTTCGGACTGTAAATGCTCCATTTCAGGAACATTTCTCATAGTTTCAGAATTAATATTTGCTGAATCAATACGTAGTTTTTCAATTCTAGCCATTTTTTCTGCTAATGCAGCTTGACGTTCAATAAGAGCTTCTTCGGATTGCTTATCTACAACTTCACTTTGTAACTTAGCGGCATGAGCCATGTCTTTAGTTGCACTTGCCTTCATCTCTTCAATTTCCATTTGCAACTTCATAATCTCAAGCTGTTGTGCTACTTGTTGAACTTGTTGTGCTTGTGGATCAGGTTGCATCATTTGAGCGATAGCTTGTTGCATTTGATCTCTGTTCGATAAAGAGCTATTTTCAAATATAGAAAGTAGAAGCATTGCAAAGGGAGGCGTTCCCGGTTGTGTCATGGAAAGCAACTGGATCATTTGTGTCATCTCCAGTTCCTTTGCCATAATACCCATTGAAGAGTAAGCGGTAAATTTATAGTCATTTGCAGGATATCTGTTGGAATCAAATTGCATGTAACGAAAAGCGGCTTTCTCAATTAAAGGAATTAGAAAGTTTTCTTGAAAGTTCATAATGGTACGCTTTTGACGTTTGATGGATGCTGCCTGAAGCATAGACATCCCTGATGCGGTTGAGTTACGTGGGTTGGAGAAATTAGAGTTGGCGGTATCCATTGCTCCAGTACCCATCTGCACCATACGCTCAAGCTCTGCGGCTTCTCTAAACGTATTCTGGCTGATATCCCCAAAGGTCAAAGGCATTAGAGTCTGACGTGGATCGCCATTCGTAAGAATGGTTTTACCCGCCTTGACTTCAAATTTAACACCACGGGGTAAACGTGTAGCGTCTACACCCAACATCGGATGCGTAGTTAGCGCAAGCGCATCAATACGTGCGCGTAGTTCCGCATCAAGAGCCTTTTGTGGATTGTAACCTTTTTCAGCAATACCCCTGCCCCAGAACTTATTTGGAACACGATCATGCTGATAAGCTACAAATGGACGATCACCCATTAGATAAGGATTACGAGTTGCTTTAAGAACACAATGATCGTTAGCAATAACGACTACAGCTTCAACTAATTCATCCTCATCATAGTCAAACTCTTCAGACAAACTTTCATTTTTTTCATCAAGATATTTTACTGGAACTCGACCCCAATATTCTACAATCTTAACTTTATGGTCATCTGAATCATCATATCCCATTTCATCGTCATAACCTAAGTCCATATCTTCATAGTTTCCGATAGGCTTATCTTCATAGATACCGGCTTTAATTGCCTCTACAATTTCATACTTAGGTTTTGTAACGATCTGAGCTACACCTAGTGCCTCTTCAATAGTCGTTGCACAAGGATCAATAACAAATTCTTTTGGAGTAAGAGATTCAATCTTAACTTTAACTATTTCTTGCTCACTTACAACTACATCAGTCGTTAAAGTATCTGGAATTTGAGACTCCATTGGAGCTTTAGACATTTCTTCTATAACATTAACTTTAGCAATGCCTGTTCCGTAGATTGCACCGTTTAAAAGAGCTTCAACAATACCGTCTTTAACTTTATATTTATTAAGGTCTTCCTGTAGGTTTCTACGAATTATAGCAATGTCAACAGGATTTTGATCTCCAACATCATCACGTACATCAAACCACTGTTCCTTACCAAAGATAGCTTCTTCAAGTTCCGCTACGGTAGCTTCAATGGCTTGTTGGGTTGCTGGAGAAATTAAACGAGACTTTTCCGAATCTCTTGTTTTATCTTCATAAGACCAAATACCTCGCCATATGCGATAGTATTCATCCCACTTTTCCATATAGTTTGTATTACGATGATCTTCCCAAGACTCAACTCTATCCATAATCCATGTAGCAAGTGCTGCTTTAGGATCGTTATAAGAGATTGCGTTAGTATCCATAAATTAATTACCTTTTTTTACACCAAAATTTTCCAAAGGAGTTCCTTTTTTGTACCCACCTTTAGCATATTCTATCGCTTTATCTTTATTTTTCTTGAAGGCTTTAAAATTTCCTGTTCTTAAATTATAAGACATCGCTTGACTTCGATCAGTAAATTTATGTAAAGTACCGTCTGGTAATTGAACTATTGTAGGAAACGCAAACCAGTTACCTTTTTCATCTTTTTCCGCTACCATTTTATGTGTCGAAATAGTACCATCTTTGTTTTTTAAAAACGGATACTTTTCAGGTTTTAAAACTCTATTAAGATATTCAGGATTCATTTTAATACCCAGACATTGTATCTAATGGTTCCCATTCGTCTAATTCAATAAATTGAGAAAAGTCTGCTACAGATACTTGGTCAATATAGGCCAAAGAGTCCAGTAAGTCATCATGAGATAAGGGGCTTGGAAAGTCCAGCATTTGAGAGATAAAACTATGATTCCAATCCGCTTTTCTTAGTTTAATTTTACCATGCTCCATTCGACCTTGAAGCGCCCATGTAATTCTGTCTTGTTTCTTTTTTCCACCATGAGTAACGTCTGTAATATTAATCCACCTACCTCTTGCTCTCATGTAGTCTTCAAGATAAGGCATTATAGCGTTCTTTAATGCACCGGCTTCGATACCTACTGTTGTTGCGTTTACATCTTCAGCGGAATCAAGTATTTTTTCTGCCGTTTCTTTAATGCCCCATCTTCCATGTAAAATATCTTTAACGTACCATTCGTCTTGAACAATTTTTACTATAGATATAGCTGTTTCATCTAATTTGGAGCTTTTGAGTCCTCTGTCTTTGTTACTTTTCTCAAACCCAGCAGGGTCAACAGATATGACATAATGGCCTTGTACACTCGATATATCTTGAAATACATCTTCTTCAGCATATTGTACCCACTCTTCCTTAAAGATGCCACCGGAAAACGACTCAAAAGTTGCTTCAAATTCTTGACGAAATGCCTGAGTAGACATTGTTTTTTTAGCTGACTCCACTTCCTTTGGATCAATGAAGGTATTTGCAGTCGAGGTAAATTGAAAAGCATCCCAATCCTCTTCATTTTCTTCTAATTGCGCTTCGATCCATAATTTATGGAAATGGTTTTTACCGGCTGGTGTTCCTATGAATAATGCCTCACCCTTTACATCGGCTAGTGTAGGTCTTAAAATCATCTCCCACACTTCAGGTTTCATTGAGGCATATTCATCTAAGACAACAAATGAAAGTCCAACACCTCGTAATGTATCCGGTCTGTCTGAACCCTTGAGATATATCTTACGATCATTAATCAGTGTAATCGTAGCCGTGTTCTCATGGGTAGATTTGATCACCTCCCTTCCAATGTCCTTTAAGATGCTCCAGAGAATATCTTTAGCTTGTTGAAAGGTAGGTGCTACATAGAATACATCCTTTTCTTTGGATTGTAGTGCCTTTATTATTAGTAACCAAGCGGCTAGGTAAGATTTACCAAAACGTCTACCACATGAGGCTATTTTAAATCTTTTAGGGCTTTTAAAAATTTCCATTTGTGCCTCATGAAGTGTAACATTAATGTCACTCATTTGGCATCTTATCTGTAATTACGCCCTCTATAACTTTATATTGTTCCTCTTCCTTTTTTTCTATAGCCTTTACGGATTCAACAATAATATTGATTCCTAAGTCTTCATGCTCATGTTTAATTTCTATAGCTTTGGAAGTAGGGATAATACGGTCCATACACATTTTTAGACAATGCCTGTCACCTTCTAAGGCCATTTCAATAACTTTATTTACAATCTCAGGGCCTTTTGTGGACATAAGTTCACGGGACAACTGAGTGTATTTATTTAATGAGCCTTTCGGTCTTCCGGTAGGGTTGAGAGAGGTCATACCTTTGTAGAAGTTAGGATTTCCTCTTTTTCTCTTCTCCTTATTATCGGATTTGGCATTTTCTTCAGTAGACACTATCTATATTCCTTTTTGCTTTACCCCTTTCATTTTGAAAAGGGAGACAAATCAGTAACTTAAGTGTTATTCAAGTGGCGTGTTTCCTATTCGATGAGGAAACAAGTAGGAAAAAATTAATAATAAAATTAATCACTTTGGAGTTGAGTATTACTTAAGTGATCTGTTTAATTAAACATATTATATCATATTTTACCCCCTTTTGTCAACCTAAATGTTACTTCATTGCCTACTTTACCCCGCCCAAGGTGATTTGTCAAGTGTTTTTTATGTTTTACTTTGGTATTCATCTAATTTCTAGGTCCAAATTGCTTCTCATGTGGGCCTGAGAGTATATAATAATTATTCTACCCACAAGGGGCCCCTCCCCGGTGCTTCTCATGCAATTCTCATGCCAACTTAAGTAGTCAAAACTGGCATGGCTCTTGCAAGGCAATTCTCATGCCGACATGAGTGGACATAAGTGGCACAGTTTTTGCAAGGCAATTCTTATGCCACATTGGAACACTTAAGACTTCACAGGGTGAAATACATATGTGGTCCTGAGTGGACAAGAGTGGCATAAAAATTGCAAGAGTAAATCAGTGTGACCCACACTCTAGACCACATAGGCAATCACTATTTCATCAAGTGAAATTAGGGGTTGATTAGTCTTATTAATACAGGCATGGTGTGTATTCTATTAATTCAGATAACGGAGTGAATGAGATGACTACTAGACAAATTAACAATTTCAAACCGGAAGACGTTATCAGCTGGAATACCGGAAGACCTTATGACGATCTAGGACAAACCATGTCAGCGTGGCGTGATCCAGAACCCGTTTCAAAAGGCTTATCAACCACTATATTTTTTGTCGATGGTTCTAGGGGTATTAGTGAAGTTATAGACGTAGATGATGCACGTTTTTCTAAAGGTGTTCCTATTCAAGATCATATTATGCGTATTTATGATATGGATACTGTTTCTCGTAGAGCCACAATGGACAACGATGGTGAAGAATGGGTAATTCTGGATTTAATCAAAGAAGTTAATCAGGAATACCGTAAATCTCTAAAGGGTTGATAAATCGGAGGACATGGGTTAAACCGTGTCCTCTAATGTATCAACCATCGAAACGGAGAGAAGTAATGACTGACAATACATATAACGGATGGACTAACTATGAGACATGGCGTGTGAATTTGGAAATATTCGATACGTATATTTTTGACGACGTGTTGTATCCTATATCGCCTGAATATGTGCAGGATATAGCGGATAACTTTGTGGACATGTCTGCACCGGACGGACTAGCGAAGGACTATGCTATGGCGTTTCTAGGTGCTGTGAACTGGACAGAGATAGCGGAACACGTCAACGAAAGTAAAAAACTGGAAGATTTTTACAATGACAATCTATAGATCAAAATTCAGAACGGAGATACGCATAGGCGCATGGGTTTACAAATCCCGCAAGCGTAATGGTAAACGGATAACATGGAGTATATCGAAATGACATTTATCACAATTTTAACGCTTGCATTATTTGTCTTTAGTCTCTACGTTTCACTAGACTATGAGCAAACACAAGCAGTACACAAACCGTTCATAAAATTATGGGCAATGATAAAGGACCATTAATCATGTTGGTTAAAGAAGCACTAGAGTTCGGAAAGGTATCAAAAGGCAATACCAAAATGCCGGGGACATCGTATGCGGTTGATGCTTTCGCATGTAATGTCGGAAGTAAGTTAGCGCAAATCAAGGGAACACCCTGCAATGGTTGCTACGCTAGACGTCTACAAAAAATTAGACCTAGCGTCGACAAGGGATACAAAGCTAATCTGCACAAGTGGCGCACAAGTGATCCTAAATTGTGGGTCGAGGCTATGGTGTTTCAAATCCTACGGAGTGGGGAAGAATATCATCGTTGGTTCGATAGTGGGGACCTACAGTCTCGCGCAATGCTTGACCAAATTATTGAAGTATGCAAACGAACCCCTAACGTAAAGCATTGGTTACCCACTCAGGAGAGAACTATTGTTGACGGAGTAGCATTGCCAGCAAACCTTGTCGTACGCCTATCAGGTAGCAAGGTCAACGGACGTGCGCCTAATGCACCTAACACTAGCACAGTGTTTGACAAACAAGGTGAGGCTATCGGTCAAGAATGTCTAGCGTACACTAGAGGCAATAATTGTGGCGATTGCCGTGCATGTTGGGACCCTAAAGTAAAAAATATCAGCTACAAAAAACATTAATCGGAGGGTAATGTGATGAAAAGTAATATGCGATTGACATACCATAAGATAATGAGGTATATCAAGGAATCACTTTGGTATATATGGCATGTGAGATTACGTGATGTCTTTGGTTATCACTCACCTTTTGAAAGTAGGCCGTGGTGGCAA